TTCCGCGCCCTCCGTTGATCGACGTGGTCTCGATCACCTACACGGACGAGGCGGGAGCCCAGCACACCATGAGCGCAGACGACTACCTGGTCGATGCGTACACGAGCCGCATGACGCTGGCCAATGGGAAGAGTTGGCCAGGCGGGAGTCTGTCCCCGCTGTCGCCCATCCTGGTGACCTTCACGGCAGGCTATGGAGATGCCGCCGACGTACCTGAGATGTATAAGACCGCCATCATGCTGCTGGCCGCCCACTGGTATGAGAACCGTGAAGTGGTGTCTGACCTGGTGCGCGAGATCCCGATGGGTGTGCGCACGCTGCTGACCCATGATCGCGAGCGGTGGTTCTGATGAAGGTCAATATCTCCGAATTGCGCACGCGCATCACCTTTCAGCAGCCGACCCAGACCACAGACGAGGGCGGTGCACAGATCACAAGTTGGGCCAACGTAACCGCCACGCCCACCGTATGGGCACGCTGGATCAACGAGCATGGCCAGGAAGCCCTGCAGAGCGATACAGCTCGCTCAGCCCAACGCGCCATTGTGACGGTCCGATATCGCGCGGATGTAGATGCCAACTGGAGAATCCTCAAGGATGGTCAGGCCTGGCAAATAATTTCTGACCCAGACGATATCCAGTACCAGCATAAGTGGCTGGAGATGGCGGTCGAACGGGTGAAAGGCGCGGTGAGTCCATGACCACGCGTAGCACCTTCACCTTGGGCAACCTCGAAGATTATCTCGAACGGATCGCCGCCGCTGGGCGTGACGTGGACCAGGCCTGCGCGCGCGCCCTCGAGGAAGCCGCGCCAATCGTGACAGACAAGATGCACGAAGAACTGCGCAAATCATCCGAGGCCTGGACAGGTGAGACCGATGCCACCATCGACCAGGCCCAGCCGCAACGCGAAGGCAATTTCACGTTTGTGGAGATTAAGGCAGGTGGTCCCCTTGCCCCGCAGGCCTTTTATAAAGAATTCGGGCGCACCCGCCAGGCGGCCGAGCCGTTCTTCCGTCCTGCGTTTGCCAACCGACGTCACCTATTCCGTAATGCGTTGAAAGAGGCGCTGACCGAGGAAGGCTTCACGGCATGACCAGCATCTTTGCGCGCGTGAAAAGCGCAATGGATACCCTCTCTCCCGCCGTGCCGCATGCGCTCGCGCCCTACAAAATCTCGGGCAGCCTGCCTGACCTGTTCATCGTTTACCAGTTGATCACCAGCCCAGCCGAGCAGTCTGCTGATAACGCCGAGACCGAGCGTTCGTACCTGGTGCAGGTCACCGTCTGGAACAGGGCGGGCCTGGTCACCCTGCCAGACGTGACGACTGCCATGCGGTCCGCTGGATTTCAGGCGGGCGCAATCCGCCAACTACCGCAAGACCCCGACACAGGCCACTACGGCCTGGCAAAAGAATTTGTCTATCTTGAGACCCAAGAAGGAGCATGACCATGACCGATACCAATCAGTACAAAAGCGTGGTGGGCGTCGATAGCGTCTACTTCGCGCTCGTCCTGCAGGATGACCTGTCCGCCTTTGTGGCGGATACCCCGCAGTATCTCGCGCCGATGATGAAGCTGAAGGGCACGCCGTCTACGTCGAACGAGACCCAGTACGCCGACAATGGCCCATTCGATAACGCAAGCGCGGAGGGCGACACGGCCATCGAGGCCGAGGTCCCGAACCTGCCCGAGTCCATCCTCGCCCAGCTGGCAGGGGCGGTGTACGACGCCGCCACAGGCCGCGTGTTCGACGATGCCGACCCGAGCCAGGCCCCCTACTTCGCGCTCGGCTACCGCTTCAAGAAATCGAACGGCAAGTACCGCTATCGCTGGTACTTGAAGTGCCGCCTCGAAAAGCCGACCGAGGAAGGCCAGAGTCAGAGCGATAAGGTCAACCTGACCACCCAGCCGCTCAAGATCACAGCCCTCAAGACCATCCACCAGTTCGACCTGCTGGGCGATGGATCGCGCATGCAAGGCGTGAAGCGTGTGCACGGTGACGAGGATGACGCGGGCTTCTCCGCCACGAACTGGTTCACCGCCGTGCAGATCCCGTCCGCTGGTACGCCTGCGGCCTTCACGCTCAGCTCCTCACCTGCCGACGAGGCCACGGGTGTGGCGGTTGGCGCGAATATCGTGCTGACCCTCAGCAATGCGCTGCAGGGCAGCCGCGAGATCGGCATCACGCTGGTCGACGCGGACACCTACGCCCCTGTGGCCGTAGCGCGCACGCTCAACACGGCCCGTAAGATCGTCACCCTCAATCCGACCTCCGACCTCTCGGCGGCCACGGATTACCTGGTGATCATCCACGACGTAGTGGATGTGCATGGGCAGGCGCTGGCCAACACCGTGATCCACTTCACCACGGCATAACTCATTTCAGGGTGCCGTCCTCACCCTGTGGAGCGGGCCACGCGACGAGATCAGCCGCCCTGTGGCGCAAGCGGCTGAGTGATCAGGAGATCCATGCAAGCATTACAACCTCTCAAGTTGACGCTGTATAAATCGAACAATGAGGTCGACCGTGAACTGACGCGGTCCTTCGTTCCCTGGGGCATCCTCGAACGCGCGCTCGATCTGCAGGAGCAGTTCGAAGGCCTGGAGACAGACGAACATGGCCAGCCGCTCGGCATCACCCGGGAGCACGTCCAGGCGCTGAGCGACTTTGTGATCTTCGTCTTCGATGACCAGGTCACGAGTGACGAGTTGAAACGCAAGGCCGCTTTGCCCGACATGTTGGCGTTGTATCGGCAGATCTTCGCGATGGTGACTCAGACCATGCCGCAAAACCCTACGACGGGCCAGGCGAAGTCGAAGCAGGATCTGCAGAAAGTTCGTCGGGCCCGCAGGTAAAGAACTGGGCACGCAGGATCAAGTACATGCTGCTGGATATTGGCAAGCTTGGCAGCCTGCGCGAGATCGAGCAGACCGAGATGCGCTCGGTATTGTTGTTCCTGGCCGAATATCCCTTCTACAAGGAGGCGCATTCCAATGAACGCATGGTGTTCGGCGACCAGACTGATTTTGCATAGGTGACACGTCATGGGCGAAGCCATCGAGGCCCTCAGCGGAAAGCTGGGACTGGATACCACAGACTTCAAGGCAGGTATTGCGGCTGCAAACCGCGAGCTGCGCGTGTTGGAGTCTGGCTTCCGCGCGTCTGCGTCCAGCCTGGGTGACTGGACCAAGTCTGCCGATGGGCTGGAGATGCGCGTCAAGAGCCTGACCTCGCAGATCGAGATCCAAAAGTCCAAGGTGGCAGCCCTGCGCGAAGAGTACGAGCGCGTCAAGGCGGAGAGTGGCGAGAACAGCAAGGCCGCACAGGACTTGGAGATCAAGCTCAACAAAGAGACCGAGACACTTGGCAAAATGCAGAATGAGCTGGGGGAGTCTGAGCAGGCTTTGCAGGAAATGGGCAATGCCGAGGATGAAGTCGGAAATAGCGCCAACGAAGCTGGCGGAAAGGTAAACAGTTTCAAGGATGTGGTCAGCGGTGCTGGGACCGTGATCAAGGGCACCATCACATTTGTGATGGGCCTGGTGGTCGCTGTCACCGCGCTGGCCGCTGGCCTTGGCGGTCTGATCTTCTCGACCGCGTCCACGTCTGCTGAGCTGGTGGATCTCTCGGCCAAGACAGGGATCAGCACCACACGCCTGCAAGAGCTGGCCTATGTGGGCGAGCAGGTCGGGACTTCGCAGGACACGATCACGATGTCCCTGGCGAGGCTTACCCGCTCGATGTTTGCTGCACAGCAGCAACAGGTTGACTATTCAGCGGCGCAGGCAGAAGCCATCGCAAAGGGCGAAGAGTTCGACGGTCAGTTAGGAGATACCGCTGCGGCTTTTGCGCGTCTGGGCGTGCCCATTACGGATGCCAGCGGCAGCCTGCGCGACAGCGAAGCGGTCTTCAATGACATGCTAACCGCCTTGGGGAATATCCCCAACGAGGCGGAACGCGATGCGCTGGCCATGTCGCTGTTCGGCAAGTCTGCGATGGAACTCAACCCGCTGATCAAGGCGGGCAGCGACGAACTGGCACGGTTGAGTCAGCAGGCGCACGAAGTGGGCGCAGTCATGTCCGAGGAGGACGTGGCAGCCTTCGAGTCCTTCGATGACACCCTAAAGGGGCTGGAGATGGGGCTCAAGGGCACGGTAGGCACACTGATGTCTGCCTTCCTGCCGGGCTTCCAGTCCGTTTTCGACCAGGCGGGCGGATATCTACGTGAGTTTGCGGCCATCGTCAAAGGCTCGGATGGCGACATCGGCCAGATCGCCCAGGGACTGGGCAGCCTGGTAGGCAGGATCATCGGCGACATGGCCACGCAGGCCCCGCAGATGTTACAGGCAGGCCTGGGCATTTTGCAGTCCATCATCGACGCGATTATTACCAATCTGCCTGTGATGATCCCCGCGGCTGTCAGCATGATCACCAGCCTGCTGGAGTTCATCGTGGCGAACCTGCCGACCATCATCGATGCAGGCCTGCAGATCCTGATCGCGCTGGTCAACGGCATCAGCCAGGCTTTGCCGACGTTGATCCCTGCCATTGTGCAGGCGGTCATCACCATTGTGCAGACACTGGCCAATAACCTGCCGCTGTTGATCGACGCGGCCTTGCAGTTGATCCTGGCGCTGGCGCAGGGACTGATCATTGCGCTGCCGATCCTGATCGAGGCGTTGCCTCAGATCATTTACACGATCCTGGACGCACTGGTGGATGCGCTGCCGACGATCTACGAGGCGGCTGGCCAACTGATTGGCATGTTGGCGTATGGCATCCTCGCCTCGATCCCTGTGCTGCTGGCGGCGATGGCTGAACTGATCGTCAGCCTGGCGCGCGTACTGGCAGACTATATTCTGACTATGCCAGACATTGGAAAAAACTTCGTCAAGGGTCTCGCGGATGGCATCAAATCTGCCACGGGCTGGTTGTATGACGCTGTCACCGACATGGTCAATGGGATGATTCAGCGCATCAAGGATTTGCTGAACATGCACTCTCCATCTGGCGTTGGTCTGGATATCGGCAGCAACCTGATCAGCAGCATTGGCATGGGTGGGGAAGACGCCGCTCAAGGAGTCCAGCGAAAACTGACAAGCATGGTGGCCCAGCTAAATGCCAGCCTGCAGGGTGTAGCCACACCCACGTTTGGCAGCATGCAGCCCGCTTTTGCCGTAGCAGGAACTGGCGGCGGAGCGATCTCCGTGGGCAATATCTATGTGGATGCGCGTGGAGCCAAGGATCCAGAGAAGGTTGGCCAGGCTGTGCAGAATAGCGTGCTGCGTGCCCTGCGTTCGAAGGGAGTGTCCTGATGTA